ATCATACCTCACGCGCATACATCATGCGCCTGCGTACCATCCAGATCAAGATAAGGTACATTCAGTTTCTTGAATGTGATACCCCAGGTCGGTTTACAACCTTAGGTTATTGAGCACAACCATGGGGTTACATGAATGAACCTCATAACGTTATTAGAAATTTTCATTATACTTTCCCATGGGGCTGTGGTTTAAGTGATTCAACGGACTTGAGACGCCCCAAGGGTTCGACGGGGGTGAGGGGTCCGACCATAGGTACTAGAACTGGCCTTGAGCCGAACGCCTCCCGCGAAACATAGGGTTGGGCGATCGGGGAAAGCCGACACACAGTCAGCGTGTATAATAACGGGCATGGGCTTTGCCTCTGACAAAAGCAACATAGAGCGACCGGATAAATGCTAAATGCACCCGGCACGTAGGCGGCACCGTGGTTACTTGAGCGTAACCGACATGGGTAACCATGGACCTTTCGGGCAGATCAAAACTAGTCAATCCCCTCGTGGCTTCTGGGTATAGGGTAGATAGGATCAATAGCTATGCGGAGTAGATACAGTCTCCGGTAAGGATGGATTTGAAGATACCATACAGATCACATTGGCATTGCGTCCAGTGTAGAAGGCAACAAAACGAGATGGTGAGCAGTTAGGAAGATACAAACAAAAAGCAACATTAAACATGTGCTACTGCGCGGTGTGTATGGTCGGCCAACCGATCCTTTATTGTCACATCGGGCAGGATGCCATGTGTTTAGTGTAGGTTACATCATATCGGTGTGACCTAACCTGAACACAACATATCTTTGAAAGGATATTCCTATGTCTACTGCTCTCACACTGACCGATAGCGTTGTCTCATCTTCTATGTCTCTTGATGTGGTGATTAACGATCCTTCGGATATTTCCAAGGCTATTAAGTCTATCAAGTCTCGCGGTGCTAGGCTTGACAACGACATCTGGATTGCGGCCGTGTCTGCTATGCTTAACCATTCCTCTTTTGGTTCAACTAACCTGTTGAATGATCTTGTGGCAGCTATGCCCCAAGGTTCTCGCGTCAATGCCCTGCGTACTTTTATTACTGCCTTTGGTGCGGTCAAATGGCATAACAAAAAGGGTATCTTTGTTCATGATAAGCAAGGCTCGTTCGATCTTGAAGGCGCTATGTCTATCTCATGGGTAGAGTTTAAGCCTGAACCCGACTATAAGCCTATCGATGCCATTGCTCTGATCAAGGCACTGATTAAGAAGGTTGATGCTGCGGACCCTGCCAAAGGCGACAAGGTGACGTCCATGCAGGTCAGTGAATTGCACGATATGGCACGTAAGCTCGGTGCTATCTGACTGTATCTACGACCCCAAGTAAACGAAGTGTAAGCCCATGGTATATGTATACTGTGGGCTTTCCTGCGTCTACTTAACAACTTAACAAAAGGATAAACGCTATGTGGAATGAGATTAACGAGAGTACACCTGTGCCATATTTTGAACGTGTCATTATCACGGATGAATGCGAGATTGAGATTGACGGATTCTTAGAAGGCAGCGGCCTCTTTGTGCCTATTGATGACCCCGAGGAAGCAAGCATGTACCATGTCGCCGCATGTACTCACTGGCAATACTACCGGACGTAAAAGAAACTATCATACTATCACAACTGCGCGATGCGCCATGTATTAGGAAACCACGAAATGTGTAATGGATATGGACCAACAGGTATCAGCTTTAACTATACCTCCACAGACTTCGAGAGGGCAACCAAGGCAGGACCACTTGAGGTTGAAATGGTGTTCTACGGCTACACTACAACGGTCATGATGGATATGACCACGGCCTCGCCAAGCGAGATCGCTGCGCTGTACAAGTCGCTGGACTCTATCCGCCTAGGGCAGGGTAAGACTGGTCGTCGCTTCACACTTTTCACTACCTAAAATGCAATGTCGAAACACTGCCTACGGGTGGTGTCTTGGTTAGGGTGGCTCCCTTCCAACCGATGATGACAAGCCAACGCAAGGAGATTTACTATGCCTACTAACTCTCAAGTCAATGCCCGTGTTATTGTGTCTGACCGTTTGGCCCGTGTCTATGATATTGCCAAGGTAAAACCCGGATGTATCAAGCGTACTGCTATGCTTGATGCTTTCATGCGTTCGGTGGGACACTAACAATTAACCCTACAGGAGGGCAAACTATGATGACTTCTATTATCACTTTTCTTAGACGTGGTGGCCTAGGCTCTGGCTCTGTACGTGGCATGTCTGCCTACCTTGACAGCACTTCTAACCCAAGGGGTATCTCTGTTAAAAACTATCAGGGTTCTGTTGCGGGTATCCAACGTAACGATTACTTCACAGGTATCCCTGACCATGGGTGGCTTGTACGTTGGGGCTGTACCTCGGTAACAAATGTACCTCTTTCCCGCCAGATCAACACCAGTGATGCTATCAAGACTGTCAATGACAAACGTGGGTTTCGCCTGTGGTTGCACGAGCACAACTTGTGTCCTCACACTGTGGATAACTTGAGTGACTTTGAGTTCTGGCACCAAGCAGGTATCAGTTGGGTTGTACGTCCAGCTACACATGCCCAAGGCAGAAATCTCTTTGTTATCAACAGTGAACAAGAGCTTCTTAATGTGTTACATAAACCTTGTATGGCCCGTGGTTGGTACGCTTCGTACCTCATTAACAAGTCCGCTGAGTACCGAGTGTACGTGGTATCTGGTAAGGTAGCTACGGTTGCCCAAAAGACACCGGGTGACCCCACTCAAGTCGCTTGGAATGTACACCAAGGTGGTCGTTTTGATGTACTCCCCCGTGGTCAATGGCCCATGGAAGTATGCCGGGTGGCTATTGAGTCCTTCAAGGGTTCAGGTTTAGACTTCGGTGGTGTCGATGTTATGGTTGGTCAAGAGAATGACGCCGCCTATTGTGTTGAGATCAACAGTGCCCCAAGTCTTCCTTTGTTATCAGATGGCTCGGTGTCCTACCGTCAGAAGTGTATGGCAAAGTGTTTCAAGTACATCACTGAGAATGGTAAGGACACTCTTGAGGTCGATGGGTACAACGGGTGGCGTGATGTTATTCACCCTGCCGTACTCTAAGTACCTAGGTATTACTAGTATACTAGGATACTTTTATACTTTAAAATACTCTAGGTATACCTAAGGTATACTAAAAGTATTTAGGGTACACACTTTAATCTTCTTTGTCAACCCCTAAAATGAAAGAAATGTTATGAGACAACAAGCTATGGAAAAAATGATAAAACTCCTTGTGGACGAGTACGATAATGTCCCTAAGGGTCCGCGTATGGATAACCTGATGCACAAGGCAAGCATATTGTTGAAAAGAGATGGCTCAGAAGCATCTGTCATCCGAGAGCTTATCAATGGGAGCTAGTGACTGGGCAGACAAGTATAACCTCAAACAAGATAAGGCAGAGGAGGTACTTAAGTACTGTGACCTATTCTTTGTCTATGGTTCATTACAAAAAGGAGAGTGGAACCATAGTTACCTTCTCAACGCTACCTACGTTGGGGATGCCGTGACACTTGATAAATATGTTATGGGTGACGTAGGCTTTCCCTACATCTTTCCTGAGAGTGTCCTCATAGGTGATTACCAGAGGTCACTGCTGAAGCCTGTTGTAGGTGAGTTGTATCAAGTTCATGACACAGATACTATCATGTCTTTGGACCGCCTTGAAGGTGAGGGCAACCACTACCACAGAAATCTTATCCAGACATCGACAGGTGATACTTGCTGGATATACGAACAACACGATATTACGTTAATTCAAAGTTGCTATGAGTGCAACACAACTGAAGAAGGAGAATGGAAATGGAATACTTGACAAACACAGAGGGTTATTCTTTTGGAGGCTATCCTTATGACGAGCCTAGCCAAAGATTTGTAGACGTAAATGGGCGGGAGGTAGTCATTTACGAGCACAGCCTATGGATGCCTGAGTTCCACAGGAACGCCAAGCTTAAATACGTTCGGGATGTTATCACTTGGTGGGTTACTAACCGAGATAAACTCAAGAATGAGTTAGATGGTAGCCAATACCGCCATTTTCACATGCAAGTAAGTACCTATTTTGGGTATGGGGATGTGTCTGGTACTGTAGCAGACATTAGAAAGAGCATTGATTACGCTAAACCGCTAATGCGTCCTTCTTTTTCTTTTTATGTGAAAGGAAACTCTGGGGCAGAGGGTCCACACCTTTTGTTGGAGAACGATGGAGAGTCTTCAACTCCAAGAATTCTCAAATTTTATAATTGTGATTGCTTTGGGATTTCTACTTGGAAGGCAGTGGAGGAGAGTTCAGTAATTTCTTCTGACATCCGTTGGGGTAAACTGTGGAACTATACGTATAAGATGGACTCCTTTGAGTATAAGTTTTTTCGTAAGATTGCTTATGAGGATGCCCCTATGCTTGGTGTCGAATTGGAGTTCTCAACAAGGCTTTCCACTTTCGAGATGCAAAAGATTGTAACAGAAGTAGAGCCAAAGCAAGAACCGTTCTTTATTTTCAAACATGACGGAACAGTTACAGGTAAGTACACAAACAAAGTTGAGTTGGTCACTGTCCCTTGTACTGGACGTTACTTACGGAAGAACTTAAAACTCTTCTTTGGTAAGCTTGAGAAACTTATTCAAGCTAAAGGACATGTGCTTGAGGACTACTTTGACCTAAGCGCCAACTTGAACAATGGTATTCATACTCACATTGACAAAACGTCGTTTAGAACCATGACTAATCAACGTAAGTTCCTCACCATTTTTAACCAGTATGACTCCAGTGCTCTTTCTTTCATCAACAAGATTGCTAAACGACCTCGCGGTCTGTCAGAAAGTCAGTACTGCCGGAACAGTTTGGCATACGATGGACGTACACTGGCGAGGCGCTTGTCTGGTCGTGGTCTTTCCACTCTTGACCGTTACAGTGCTTGTCATGGTAGAAACCGTGAGACACTTGAAGTTCGTGCCTATCAAGGTATCTTTAATCTTCGTCACCTTCTCCAGTGTATCAGTTTCACAGAAGCCATGTGGCAGTATAGCCATGAGGCACCTAATACAGGGTACGACTACCGTTTTGAAAACACTGTATCCTCCTTCCTTCTTAAATACAAAAAGTACTCTAGCCTTTGGGAGTTTACAAAAAAATGTGCTTGATCATTCAACGTAAACCAAACTTCGTAATTCCTTTCGAGAAGTTCAAGACTGCTGTCGAGAATAATCCCGATGGGTACGGCCTATCTTTTCCAAATGACAATGGGTTGACTGTTCTGCGTGATGCTTCTAAGCCTGACGTTGACAAGCTATACCGTATGGTCAATGAAGAATTGATTGATACAGACCTCATGCTACACTTGAGGTACACTACGGCAGGGGATACGGTACTTCGCAATGCACACCCCTTCCCAGTGCTTGAGAAGCGTACAGATGGGGTTGACCTACGTATGGCCCATAATGGTACCCTTCACAAGTGGAAACCTAAGGGTAACAAATGGGAGTCTGACACTCGTAACTTTGTCAAGTCTTTTGTCCGTCCATTGTTCAAACGTATGATCCGAGGACATGACATTAAAGAAATCTTCAGTGACTCTTTCCTTAAAGATATGCTTGAAGATCAGTTGACTGCTTCTAGTGTCTTGACCTTCCTTGATTCAAATGGTAATAGTCTTATCTGTAACGGTGAAGGCAATGGTGGTAAACAAGAGGATGGATGGTACTACTCTAACACTTACAGTTTTAACCCTAGCCACCGCTTACCTCCTGTAAAAACTCACAGTGTTGTTTCTTATGGTGCTTATGGTGGCTACGCATCAGATGAGTATTACCGTCAAGGTAGTGCACAAAGTTCAGCAGTCTACGCCAGTAAAACTCTATCGGAGAAAACTAACGTGACTAAATTTAGTAAGAAGTACTCTATGGATTCTGTAGATGAATTGTTTGGAATGTCTGATGACACCATAGAGGCTATTTGTAAACTACCTGAGGACGCTAACCTTCTTATTAAGGAACTCCTCTTTGAACTCCAATCAGCACGGAAAGGTAAGAAACCATGAATGTGACACCTACGTCAATAAAAGCAATGCTCAGTCTTGACTCCAAGTATAATTTGACACCTGACTTACCTTCCTTACGTTATCATGGTGCTGCTGTTCCTGTATTCTTATGGGATGACTTGGCTAATTCAACTGCTTTTGGAAATCTGCTAGGTATCAACAAGTCTGAGTACCATAAGTGGTTCAAATCTACTTACTCACAAGCTTGTACTATCAGTAAATATATCCCTTGGTACAATGTTGAGAGTAACAAGACTGACGCGTACAATGCTTATTGCCTTAGTGAGGTAGCTGACATAGACTTCCTTGACACTGAAGATTTTCAGCTGGATACTCCTCGTTACCTTGAGGGTGCCGTATACCACGTAAGTCTTGATGCTTTGCTTGAGCTTGACCAGCACTACGTGAATGGTTTCAATTTTAACCGGACCACGGTTGGTATCCGTCCAAGTGCTTGGGCTACTCAGTCTAGTTTGTGTTACGCATACTTCAATGAGCTTGAGGACTTAGGAGATTTGGACGAGAATGAGACAATGTACAAGGTACCTTTTGGTATTGACCTTGTACCTTTTTATAACCATAAACGAGGAGAGAAGGACCTCTACTTGTATGGGGATAACAAGACACACTAAAAACTTTATCGACTACTATCAGTATCTAACTCAAAGAGGAAAGATGAACATGGAATACGACTTTGAAGATGGAAAGGGTTTAGTACTCGCCAAAAGACATGTAAACGGTGGGGGCTGGGTAGCGAGTAGCGCTACAGTAGATGCTACTTGTTACATTGGACCTGATGCTAAGGTCTACGGTAACGCTCAGGTCTTCGGTAATGCTAGGGTCTACGGTAATGCCTTAGTCTTCGATAATGCTGAGGTCTTCGGTAAGGCTGAGGTCTTCGATAATGCTAAGGTCTACAATGATGCTTGGGTCTACGGTAATACCTTAGTCTTCGATGAGGCTAAGGTCTCCGGTTATGCTAAGGTCTACGGTAACGCTGAGGTCTACGGTAACGCTGAGGTCTGGGGTTATGCTAGGGTCTACGGTAATGCTAAGGTCTTTGGTAATGCTGAGGTCTGGGGTAATGTTAAGGTCTTTGGTGATGCTAAGGTCTTTGGTAATGCTAAGGTCTACCATGATGCTAAGGTCTTTGGTAATGCTAAGGTCTTCGGTGATACTTGGGTCTACAAAGATATTGATTGGATTAAAAATGCGGTGTAAAGCTTGTAACAGGATTGACGCCAATGCTATCTTAGGTGATTACTACTGTGTCCCTTGTAGTACTTCAATACGTAAGACAGCTGGTTCTAACTATACATTGGCTGATCTCTATGATACCATGGAAGAACAGACTGACGCAGAAGTGATAAAAGGAATACTCAAATGAGCCTAGAAGAAAGGTTAGCAGAGGTACTCCTCGAAGGTGAGGGCAGGGGAGACACCCCTATAGAGCTTGCCCGAGTAGTCCTCCAGTTCCTGTGTGACGAGTACGATAGACAACTAGTCGAAGCTTTTGGAGTAACAGAATGAAAACACACCAGAAATGTCCCTCTTGTGGACACAACGATTGCGCTACAGTATGGGATGATGGGAGATTCTTCTGTCATTCCTGTGGTGGTAAACAGGCTAAACCTAGCGAGGGTTATGAGGAGAAAGATACAACACCTAGTGACTTGACCTTTGAGTATCGTGAGTACCGTGGTATTAAGAAGGAGATTTGTGAGAAGTACAATATCCTAACGGGTATCAATGCTGATGGTGAGGAAGTGTCTCGTGTTTATCCTTACCCTCACCGACCTAAGACACGTATTCTACCTAAGGACTTCACTCAGAATAAGGGATTTACTAACGACCACTTCTTAGGGCTTGACTTTTTTAATGCAGGTAGCTCCAAGAAGATTACCATTGTCGAAGGTGAAGATGACTGGGGTTCTACTATACAGATGCTTGGTGACAAGTGGCCTGTATTCTGTCTACCTGGATCAGGGACAGCTAAGAAGGTACTTCAGAACCCTAAGTGTTACGAGGCGCTCTCGCAGTACTCTTCTATCATCATTGCCACTGACGGTGATGAGGCAGGGGATGGAGCAGCGGCGGATATTCAGAAGGCTTTTCCCGGTAAATCTTACCGTGTCAACATGAATTTGCACAGTGATCCTAACGAGTACCTTCAAGCGGGTGATGCTGACAAGTTCATGTATGCTTGGATCAATGCTAAGAAGTACGTACCTGATAACGTGCTGAATACAACTGATCAGTTTATGAAGATGTACGGTGAGTCTGTTGAGCACTTACATGTACCTACTGGTATCAATTCTCTTGACGAGAAGATACTTGGTATCATGCAGGGTCACTTCACTGTGATCAAGGCACCTACTGGTATAGGTAAGACTGAGTTCATGCGTTACCTTGAGTACTCCTTTTTGAAACAAGGTGTTCCCATAGCAGCTTGGCACCTTGAGGAGATTAAGAAGCGTACTTTACTTGGTCTTGTCTCTTACGAACTAAAGGATAATGTTACACGCCAAGATATTATTAATGACAAGAAGAAGGATGTTGAAGTAGCTGCGGCTATCTCTGAGTTGACTAAGGACGAGAACTTCTACCAGTTCTTCCTAGGTGACCTTGAGGGCGCTAATGAGCTTATAGAACAGATCAGGTACTTCCGCGAGGTATGTGGTGTGCGCTACGTCTTCTTTGAGCCTATCCAAGACGTGATTACCTCAGGTAGTGACGAGAGTAAGGAAGCTGCACTAGCTGACTTGTCTATTCGTTTATCAAAACTAGCTGCCTCTATCGGTGTAGGTATTGTGACTATTGCGCATACTAATGATAACGGTGACCCCAAGTACTGTAAGATGATTGGGCAGAGGGCTTCTGTTATCATTGACCTTAGTCGTAATAAAGATAGCGAAGATGAGGATGAGAACAACACTATGTATATCAAGGTTGAAAAGAACCGTCCAACCTCCCTTGAGGGGGCTGCTGGGTGTATGCTCTTTGAACTTGAAAGCTTTACGTTAAAAGAAAAACTTCTACCTTTCTGAAGGGATACATGAACATGAGATTAGTTCTATTTGACTGCGAAACGGAGGCAATCCCTTGGGATGGTCCTCTAGGTATCAAAAAAATCTGGTGTATAGTCACTAAGGAACTTGACAGGGAGCCTCAAGTATGGACAGCAGTTAACTTTAAGGAGTTCTTGGTCTACGCTAAGACTGTAGACCTCTGGGTAGCACATAATGGCATAGGATTTGACTACCGTGTGGTCAACAATGTGTTTGGCTACGAGGTAATTAGTCCTGCCAAGGTTATTGACACCTTCATCGTCTCTCGTCTGATAAACTATAACAGGTTCAGGACACATAGTCTTGAGGAATTAGGGACACACCTCAAGTTCCCTAAGTTCAAGTTCAGTGATTGGTCAAACCTATCTCCTGAGATGATCAGGTACTGTGTACAGGATGTTATCGTACTTGAGGCTATCTTCAAGATGTACAAAAAGTTCATCTTTGATAGCGATTGGTCAGACTCTATGCGGCTTGAGCACGATATAGCTCTTGTCAATAACGAAATGAGTGACACAGGTTTTCTCTTCAACGTAGAGGATGCCAAGGTACTGCTCGACCAGATCACTAAACGTAAGACTAAGCTTGAGGATGAACTTCAGAGAACATGGCCTCCAGAACTACAGGAAGTCAATCGTATCCAGTTTCGTATGAAGGCTGACGGTACGATGTTCAAGAATGTCGCTGAGAGTTACGGTCAGTACCCAATGGTCAAACAGATTGGCTCTGAGTTAGTTTGTTATGACTACGTGGCGTTCAAGCCCGGTAGTACCAAAGACAGAGTGGAGAAGCTTTGGCAGGCCGGGTGGGAACCTGTGGAAAAAACCAAGACACACGCCAAGTTTGCAAGGGAAGCTGGTGTAGGTCAAATGTGGGGTAAGACTAAGCTTACACAGGAGCTATACGACGCCAAGAAGGAGCACTTCGCATTCTATGGGTATACCGTGAGCGAGGTAAACCTCCTGACGCTCCCAAAGAGCGCCCCTGAGGGAGCATCTAAGCTTGCGGAGTGGTTGTGCCTAGAAGGACGTAGGAGCAGCCTTCAGGAGTGGTTAAATTGTGTATGTCCTGATGGACGTATCCACGGTACATTCTGGGGTATCGGAGCGTGGACGCATCGTATGTCTCACAGTGCTCCTAACCAAGCGAACATCTTTGCACCATTCCACGGTGAAGTACGTAATGCAGTGGAGCAGGTCAAGGCTGACTACGACGAACAACTTAGGGCCTTGTGGTGTACTGACAAGGTACTCGTAGGTACTGACGCTGATGGCATACAGCTACGTATCCTTGCACACTACATGCAAGACCCTGAGTACCGTGACGCTATCCTAGTAGGAAGGAAGGAAGACGAAACAGACATTCATAACGTCAACAAAAGGGCCTTAGGGCTTGACCATCTGATCAGGGATGATGCTAAGACGTTTAACACTACGGACGTCTATAAACTAGGTGAACTCAGGGAACACCCCTCGTGGGCAATCCTGAGCCAAGCAACATAATTTCTTCAAGAGCCAATCGGATTAAGTATGATGCCGATGCTGAGGAGCTTAAAAAGGTTCTTGCTTATGTTGAAGGTGCAACGACTATTCCTAACGGAAGTACACTCAAGTGAGTGGAAGCGCCTAGCTCCCTTTACCGAGGGATGATGATATAGTCTGGTCTACATGGCAACATGTAGCAGTCTCAAGACGGGCTGGGATTAACGACCCCAGTTGAACATAACGTATCTATGCATGGCTCCTAGGAGCTGGGACAGCTAAAGTAAGTTCTATTCTACGCTGTACTACAAGTCTGGCTAAACATGCCGTGGCTAGTTTTCTAGATAGTCTACCAGCCCTCAAGAAGGTCAAAGAGGTACTGATACCAAGCGATGCCCGTAGGCGCTACTTTGTAGGTCTTGACGGACGCAAGGTTATCTGTGACTCGGAGCACCTGATGCTTGCTGGTTACTTGCAAAATGGAGAAGCTATTGCTATGAAAAGATGGATCGTCAAGTGGGTTGCGATGGCCCGTGAGGCTGGCCTGTGGTTTCGGATTGTAGACTTCGTACATGATGAGACACAGGTTGAAGTACTATCAGAAGAAGATGGACATAAACTCATAGCTATACAGAAGGAGGCTATGACTATCGTGAGTGACGAACTCAAGTTGTTCTGTAAGCTCGAAGTCTCAGGCGGCATGGGTTACAACTGGTCCGAGACGCACTAGTAGATACCTAGGTATTACTAGTATACTAGGATACTTTTATACTTTAAAATACTCTAAGTATACTATAAGTATTTAGGGTAACCACATTCACTTCACTTGTCAACCCTTAAAAGGAGAAAAGATATGGCGAAGACTAAGAAAGAGAAGAAGCTCAAGAAGAAGCTCAAGAAGTACTACGCAGATTCTCGTCTCACCCCGTGGGAACAGAAGAAACGTATCGAATGGGATTTATTTCATAACAAATGAGTTGACGACATGTTCTGTAAATGGTAACTTAGTAGTATGGTATAGCTACAAAAACAAAGGATACATCACAATATGGTAACTAAAGTAATCGAACTCGAAGGCATCGCTGATTGGCCGAAACTCTTCGAGAGCAACCGTGACACCAATGAGGACTTCCACGGTCCCGGCGGTGCGTACACCATCAACCTACAGCTTGAGCAAGACCAACTGGATATTCTCTCCAAGTCTGGTTCTCGCCTGAAGCCTAAGATCACTGAGAAGGGCTTGGAAATCAAGCTTCGCCGTAAACATACCAATGCAACCTACCCTAACCTAGGTGGTCCACCTAAACTTGTAGACGCTGAAGGTAACCCATGGGATACTTCAGTTTTCATCGGGTCAGGCTCACGGGTAAAATGCGTGGCTGAGGTGTACGAGACCAAGATTGGTAAAGGCACACGCCTACTTGGTGTACAGGTCCTTGATCTGGTAGCGTATGAAGGTGACGAAGAAGGTAGCTCTGATACTAAGAACCTTCCTGACTGGTTGAAGTAAGAGACTAACGGGGTGCCTTCAGGAGGGTACCCCACTTACTCTAGGAGTATATTAATGAATAAGAAGTATGTAGTTCGTAGGATTTATTGGGATGAACCAATGCCCAACCATCGTGATGGGACCACAGACTACCATGAAGAAGTGTTCCCTATCGCCTCCAACAGTTCCTCTCATGGGACGGTGGAGCAAAAGGTGCTCGACGCTTACAAGTATTTTTTCGATATGCCTAACACAGTGGACGTTACAATCAGCCTTGTGACAACAGAGGACTTAACATCAGAGTGGATTAGCGAATGAGTAAAACAATCGACACACTAGTAGCAGATATGAACAAGGTAATTAATGAGGGTGGAGGCTGGGATGCAATCGTATCACGAGAGTGTGCCTTGGGTATGGAAAGTATCCTTAACACACGTATGTCAGCAAACCGCGATGAATACAAACCTGCCCTCCGTTTGTCTAACATGGGAACTCCATGTACTCGAAAACTCTGGTATAACATCAACGAACCTCATGGAGGTGAGACTCTATCTGCCTCAACCAAGCTTAAGTTTCTTTACGGAGACATTATCGAACAGCTTCTTATCTCATTGGCAGTTGCCGCTGGACACAAAGTCGAAGGACTTCAAGACACACTTGAGGCTCATGGCATTAAAGGACATAGAGACTGCGTTATTGACGGGATCACTGTTGACGTTAAGTCAGCCTCTAGCTACTCATTTGACAAGTTTAGACAAGGAGGTCTGCGGGACAACGATCCTTTTGGATATATCTCACAGTTGTCCTCATACGTATACGCAGGAAGAACTCACGAGGTTGAGTCCCATCCCACACTTGGAGCTTTCTTGGTGATGGACAAGCAACACGGTCACATTTGTCTTGACATGTATGACCTCAACTATGAAATCTCTCAGAAGGAGGAACAGTTTGAAGCGACTAAAGCAGCTATGGCATCAAAAGAAGTACCGCCTAGGGGGTTCGAGGATGAACCAGAGGGCAAGTCGGGTAACCGCAAACTCGGCACCTACTGTGGTTACTGCGACCGTAAAGCTAAATGTTGGCCCGACCTTAGAACCTTCTTGTACGGAAGAGGACCCGTCTTTCTTACTGAGGTACAACGAGAGCCAAGAGAAACAGTGAAGGAAGTAACTTGAGTCAGTATCCCAAGAGCAAGGTAAGAGCTTTAGCTATCAAGCATGGGTACCGATCAGGTCTTGAAGACAAGGTAGCTAAGGAACTAACCGATAAAGGTATCCCTTTTGACTACGAGAAACTCAAGATCAAATGGGTAGATCATAAGAACCGTACCTATACCCCTGACTTTGAACTACCTAACGGTATCATCATTGAAACCAAGGGTAGGTTCCTAGCACCTGACCGAATGAAACACTTGGCTGTCCGAGAACAATGCCCAGATTACGACATACGGTTCGTCTTCTCTAACCCTTACGCCAAACTGAGCAAGGTAAGTAAGACAACGTATGCAGACTGGTGTGACCAGAAAGGTTTCCTCTGGGCAGCTAAGACAATCCCACAGGAGTGGATAGATGAGT